ACTCAAAGTAAGATGACTCACCGTCACCGTCGCCTTTCGTTTCGCTTTTACCAAGTCACGCGCAGAGGGTACCCGAGTCAACCTACGCTAGTCTTCTTTCGTGGACTACTTGGAAGTATCGGGCTCCTAGCTCCCGAGTTATTAATCCCCCCCGGTTTTCATGCAAGGGGAACCTCTCCTTCACCAGTGGCTCGCCTTACGCGACTATCCAGTGGCTACACGGCAGATCTATTTTGACCTGCGAGTTAAACATATCCACACTGCACCCTATGTCAACAAATTCTGATAGACTAATTGAGAAAATTTTACGCTACAAACTGACAGACCATCCCACCCTCCCCTGCCCTACCGCAGAGCAGCGTTCAACGATGATCGAGAACATTGGCCCTGAGAAGGTAATGGAGCTGTTTATTGTCAGGGAAAATAGGGCTAGAGCAGAGGCTGAAGATCCTCACAGGTATGGGGCAGAACTAGAGGCATGGAAGGAGGCTGACGGGCTTTTAAATCGCTTTAATGAGCTTGTGGGACTTGGCGGTAACCGGGCAGGAAAGACTGAGTGGGCGGCTAAACGGATGGCTCAGGCGTTTGTGGGAGCAGACTTGTCCGGCAATGTACCGCCTTGGATTCACGATAAAATTAAGCAGCGAGGAGTCCGCATCTGGTGCCTGCACACTAGCAGCATGACAAGCATCGCAATGCAGCAGACGGTCTTTTACAAGTACCTTCCAGCAGAACTTAAAAGTACTAAAAGAAATAACAACATTCAGATCAGTTACACGCAAAAGAACGGCTTTAGCGAAAACACTGCTGTGTACATGAAGAACCAGATTTGGTTCCTAAACTATAAGCAGGACATTAAGGTTGTTGAGGGCGGTGAAGTTGATTATGTCTGGTGTGACGAACTTGTTCCTCAAGACTGGCTGGATACCCTCCGGTATCGTTTGATTACTAGAAACGGCAAGCTGGTAGTTACTTTTACTCCAGTTCAAGGCTACACCCAGACGGTAAAAGACTATGTAAATTCCGCCAAGATTACCAAGTGGAAGGAAAGCGAGCTTTTGCCAAATAACAACGTCCTAGGTGTTCCGGCAGGCCACATGCCTTACACGGCTGAAAACATCTACGGACGGCACGCCTGCGTCTGGTTTCACTCTAAACTTAACCCATACAACCCATGGGAGCGCATGAAGCAGGAGCTTCGCGGCAAGAGTACCCATGAACTTAAGATCCGCGCTTACGGCTGGGCAGATCAAACCGCAGGTACAGAGTTTCCGTACTTTGGGGACATCAACATCTTTAAAGAAGATGTCATGCAACTTGTTCCTGAAGGCACAAACTACATGGCTATGGACCCTGCCGGAGCCAGAAATTGGTTCATGTTGTGGGGAAGAGTAGATGAAGATGACATCTTGTGGATCTACCGCGAGTGGCCCGACCAAAGTTATGGCGAATGGGCCTTGCCAAGTGACAAGCCAGACGGAAGACCCGGACCTGCGCAAAGAAGCGGAGCTGGAAGAGGAGTAAACGAGTATAGTGAACTTATCTGGGGCATGGAGTCGCAGGGAGACAAACGCGAAGAGATCGCTGAACGCTACATTGACCCTAGAACCGCCGGAACAGAAACCATCACAAAAGAAGGCGGAATCACCATTGTTGACCTATTTACTGAAGCTACAGTTCCTTTACACTTATTGGCTTCTGCTGCGGTTCCGGTAGAAGAGCGTGTTATTTTAATTAACGACATGTTATGTTATGATCGTGAGCAACCTATTGCAAAAGGCGTTAATCATCCTAAAATAATGGTACATGAATCTTGTCAAAACCTTATTTATAGTTTAAGGGAATGGACTGGGGCTGATGGTCAGAAAGGTGCCAGTAAAGATCCTATTGATGCTTTAGGCTACCTTGTGGTCATGCAACCCAAACACTACGGTGGAGAACAATGGGAAAAGCAGATGAAACAAATGGGTCAATGCGGTTCCTATTAATTTAATTGTCTATGTATTCAGCTTCTTCCGATCCTCTAGCTATTGCAACAGCCATCCCTGACGTCGGGGATTTGTTGAGTGAGTACAATCGCGCAATGATTAACTCAACTCAGGGTAACCTGACGACGAAGTTTGATGATGTGCGTTTTGCTCGGTGGGCTGGGCAAAGTGAAGACGGGAAAAAGCACAGTAACTTGCGCAACGAAGGTGATCCTGCATGGCCGTTTGAGGGTGCCAGCGACGTTCGCAACCGACTGATTGATTCTACCTGTAACGAGTTGTCTGCGCTGATGGTGACTGCGTTTGAGCGGGCTACCATTCGCACAAGCGGAATCGACATGAACGACATGACGATTAGTGGCATTGCTACTACGTTGCTTCATTGGATTCGCGACAGCAAGATGCCGCTAGAGCTTCGCCGGGAAGCTGAACTTGGCGCTCAATACGCCTTTCAATACGGCTGGTCTGCTTTCTTTGTAGGCTGGAGACAAAACATCAGCAAGCGTGAGCAGCCAGTGACGATGAATGAGATCATGGCTTTGGCGCAACAGTCGCAAAGTCCAACGCTCATGCAGTTGCCGGACTTGATCATGCAGCAGTCTGATGAAGCTGCGGCTATTCTTGAGGCGACTATTCCAGATTTAACAGCCAGCGACGCAAAACGAATGGTCAAGGAATTGGCCGAAACTGGAGCTACGACTAGAGATGAAGAATATGTTAGCAAAAACCTTCCTGAGATTATTGCTCTTAAGCCTTGGGATGAAGTTCTTGTTCCGCCTGAGACAGCAGACCTACAACGGGCGCGTGTAATTTTTCGCCGGACTTGGATGTCTGAAGTGGAGATTCGCGAAAAGATTACCACAGAAGGCTGGAACGCAGACTGGGTAGAGTTGGCTGTGCAAATGGCTGGCAAGAGCAGCACGATGTACAACACAAACATTCTGCCTAGCACAGAGCTACTGGTGTACAACGGCATCAACTATCAGAACATGATTGAGATCGTGTACTGCTACACCAAGAGCTTGGACGGCAAGGCTCCGTGCATCTACTACACTGTCATCTGCCCGCAAGCAGCTGTCGATCATCCTAAGGAGAAAATCTCTTATGCTATCCATGAAAGACTCGATTACGCGCACGGAGAGTATCCGTTTGTGGAGTTCCGTCGTGAGTGCATTCGCCGTGCCATTATTGATACTCGTGGCGTCCCTGAGCTTGCTCACACGGATCAGGACGAAGTTAAGGCTCAACACGATTCCATCCGGGATTATACTGCCTTCGCGACTCTTCCTCCCATCAAAGTCGTCAAACGAATTGGAGCCATCAACCGAATTGGCCCCGGAGTATCTTTGCCAGTTGTAAACCAAAGCGATTATTCGTTCATGGAGCCACCAGCCCGCGAGCCGGGTGTGGCGTTTAACTTGATTCAGCGCGTCGAAGCAAGCCATGCAGCTTACTTTGGTACACTGAATGGACAAGTTGATCCTCGAAAGACGCAGTTGTCTCAGCAGATGATGGTCAACACTTGGCTGCTGACTTGGCGGACAATCTTTAGACAGATGTTCAGCCTGTGCTGCCAGTATATGTCCCCCGCTGAGATACAACGCATCACTGGCGGACAGTTACCGCAAAGCCTGTCTGAGATCCATAACGAGTTTGATCTTACGGTCAAGTTTGACGTGATGGATTTGGATAAGGACTACATTGCACAGAAGATTGATTTCCTTACCAAGGTTGCTCAACTCGACACTGGTGGAGTTCTAAACAGGAACAAGCTCACCGAGATGATGATTCAGGCGATCGCTCCAGAGGTAGCGAAAGACTTGATTCTTAATCCGCAGGATGCAAGCAAGCAGATGTTTAAGGACGTGCAGTCTGACATCGGCAACATGCTGCTTGGCAACGAGGCCCTGTACCAAGAGAACGATCCTACGGCGCAGACCAAGTTGCAGTACACACAGCAGATTATGCAGTCCAACCAGAAGGCTCAGGCTGCTCTTCAGCAAGATCCAAACTTCCAAGCCTTGTTTGAAAATTACGTTAAGAGTCTTCAGATGAGCATTATGCAACAGCAAAACGCGCAGATTGGCCGGATCGGCGTAACTCCAGTAGCGCAGCAGGCGCAACAGTAATATGACAGACAATCAAAAAGACGCTTTTGGATTTTCAGGTAAAAACCTTTTATGGGATGAGGTTCTTATTCATTTAAACGAAATTCAGACAGCGTTGACACTTCAAGCCATTGCTCAATCTTCCAAAGGAGAAGATAGAATACATCTTTGTGGGCAAGCTGATGCTGTTAATTACGTTATATCTTCATTAATAAACTTAAGACAAGAAGCTAGGCAATTAAATGGCTTGACTCCTGAATAAAATTTGGCATAACGCCACTAACGGGCCTTCCAGCGTTACTGGATTGATAAAATAAAGGACTTGCTACCTTTTAGCATGAATAACACAAACACACAGCCTGAAGCCGGGACTCAGGAGGCAGGTAGTACACCCGTTGCAAATAACCTCGGACGGATTGACGAGCACAGCATAGCTGATTTTGTTAAATCCAATTTCCTTAACGAGGAAGGGGCGGTTCCAGCCACAGAGGAACAGCAGGCAGAGCCTGAAGTAGAAACTGAAGAGTCAATTTTGGACTCGGAAGTAGAAGCAGAAGGGGAAGCCGATCAGTCCACCGATGAAGAAGGTGAGCCTGAAGAGAGTTCTTTGAGCCGAGGCGTACAGAAGCGTATCAACAAGTTAGTTGCTGCGAAGAAAGCCGCTCAGGCGCAACTTGAAGAGAGAGAAGCCAGATTGGCTCAGATGGAACGCGAGATACAGGCGTTAAAGTCTGTTCCTGCCCCGTCTGCTCCAAGCATATCTGACGCTGTTCAGGCACTTAACTCTACAGAAGAGGTTAATGCCGAGTTTCAGCGGGCATCGTATGTTTTAGATTGGTGCGAAGATAATCCAGATGGCGGTGTAATTATCGATCCACAAGGAAATGAAGTTGAACTAGATGTTCAGCAAGTTCGCGCCATGAAAAAGATGGCTAGGCGCAGAAAGGAAGTTGAGTTGCCAGCTAGGTTTCAATATTTGAACCAAAAGTCTCAAATTGAGCCAGTTTTAGCCACCAAACATCCTTGGATGCGTAAGCCGGAAAGCGAAGAATACAGGGTAGCACAGCAAGTATTGCGTGATTTCCCTGAAGTAAAGCGCCGACCGGACCACATGCATCTGGTTGCCGCATTGATTGAGGGACTGAAGGTATTTGCAGAACGAGATTCTGGAAAGGCTAAAGTCGCACCAATTAAGCGAGCGCCAGCACAGCCAAGCGTCAAAGCTCCTCCTAAAGTTGATAAGGATGAATCTTCTAAAGCACAAAAATCCTTTCTTAAGGATACTTCAAACAGAGATGGATTGAGTGACCTAGTAAAAGCAATGGGGTTTGTGTAAGCCCCAATTTAACTCAGTAACCTAACTCAACTTATTTAGTATTATGGCACTTCTAACTGAACCTAATCTTAGTGGTCGCGGTAAACGCGAAGATCTCATGGACATGATTGCGCTTGTCGATGCAAAAGACACGCCGTTCACGTCTATGGCTCGCAAAGGCAGCAAGCCCGGAAATATGTATTTCCGCTGGCAGGCTGATAGCAATCCTGCTCCTCAAGTAGGCGGGACAATCGACGGTACGGACGTTAGCGCATACACCAACTGGGATGTAGGCTACCGCTCCGAGCTGGCAAACTACGCTCAGGTGTTTCGCATGCCTGCTGTCCGTGTGTCTAAGCTGTCTACCGACATTGCCCAAGTGGCTGGTGTCCGTGATGAGCTGGCATACAACGTCAGCAAGTCCATCCTTCAGTGCAAGCGTTCGATTGAGACAACTCTCTGCTCGAATCAGACTGCACAGCAGGACAACGGATCTGTTCCTTACCTAACGGCAGGGATTCAGACATGGATCAGCACCGCTGGTACTGGCACCCCAACTCCCGGCGACATCCCTTCGCAGTTCCGTACTCCTACGGACTCGATCTTGACTGGTGCTTCCAGTGCAATGACGGACACCTCCGTGCAGGGGCTGCTTAAGAGCATCTACAACCAGACTGGTCAGTACCGCTCCTACGATGCCATTGTTGGCACCGACCTGAAGCGTGCATTCACCAGCCTGCTTGGCACAACCCAGTTGACCACGACCTCCACTGCTGGAGTTCTTGGTGCAGGCGCAACAAAGGTGCAGACCTTCCAGCGCGATGCTGCTGCTGAAACCTATGTTCAGTCCGTGGACGTGTTCCAAGGGGACTTTGGCACTGTCAAGTTGCACCCCACGGTGTTCCTTGGCACGATCAGCTCCGGCACATGGACGGTTACCCCGTACAAAGGCCTTGTCTTGAACATGGACTTGGTTGAAGTTCGTTACGGCGGAAACGTCGCTGCTGTGCAGTCGCTGCCTGACTTTGGCGGTGGTCCTGCTCGCGTCGTAGAAGCCGTCTGCGGTCTTGTTGTCGGGAACCCATTGGGTCTTGGCAAGTTTGACTT